TAGATCAAAGCGCCATGAGCTGTTATTGTTGCTGAAGTCCAAGACGTATCTGCGAAATCACATACTGCAGTTGTTCCATCTGCTGTTGGCGTAGAACTTGTAAGAGTGTTACCTCCTCCAGTATAGCCTGTTCCAGAATACTCGTTAGTCGCTGTACCATCTGCGTAAGTAGCTGTAGAAGCACTTAAGTTAGATGAGTTTGTGTACAATGCAATTTTAAAAGTATCACCGGAAGATGCAGTGAAATCGTGCGTAGCTGTAAGAACTTGTGTTTTAAAACTGGTTGTTACAGTTGATGATGATATTGCCATTTTATTGTCCTCCTATTGGTTTACTATATCCAGGTAGGATTGAAGGTCGTGGTACACGGATAACGCCGTTAGCCCACTCATCTCTTCTTGCTCTACCCATTTGTTGAGCAGCAACTTCTTGAAGTGTTGTTTCATAAGATTGCTGATATATTTGCAGCATTTCTGCTGGTCCTTTCAAGAATTTGAAAGCTTCAATAAGGCATCCGTACAACATAAGTGCAGGTGCGTTATCTCCCAACCAAGTGTTACTGTTGCTAGAGGTCATTCGATCTGGTAATTTTATCAGACCAACCTCTACTTTAAAATCAGCACTTGGTGTTGGTACTACGTATATAGTATTATGATCCCATTGACAATAATACTTTGGTGTTCCAGTAGATGTTCTATCAGGATGAAATTCATCCATAAAGGTAACGTCTTTTTGTTGTAAATATATTCTATCTCCAGTGCCAGATGCTGGATAAATCATGACACTTCTAATTACAGAAAATTGTGTAGGTACTGTGTCTGATCCTCCTGGCAATGTAATAAATCCGTTTCCTGTGGTAAAATTTGAAAATTGATATGATCTAAATACAGGTAAATCTAAGTCTCTTAATATTCTGTTTTCTGTATGTTCAATAAAATCATTGATAATTGTATCAGATAAAACACTAGAATCTGTTTCTGTATAATCTCTTACTTGTTGTAATAATTCAGTATATGTTGTCATGCTGATAATGTAACAGGTCCTGCAGACGCTTGTCCTCCTCCTGAAATAACTGTTGTGCTTGCAAAAACTCCTGCACCAAAATTATAAAAATCATCATCAACCACTGTAATAGTTTTACCTGCATCAGCATTTATCGTGCTAGCTAAATGACCTGTGGCATCTCTAAATCTTACAGTATCACCAGTAGTTCTACCATGACCAGGTTCAAAAACTTTTATCAAACTACTACCAGCTTCGTGTGTAAAAGGATTTAATCCTAGTAATCTTTCTGTTGCTGGTTCTATTCTTGCAACTCTTGCATGTTCTAACGCTTGAGGATCTGGTGAATGTTCATGTGGCATCAACTGTGGTGCCTTTGGTTCATATTCACTTGTATGAACACGCATGCCATTCCATTCTATTACCATCTCTGTATATGGATATTCCAATCCACTACGATCTGATATAAATTTTGCGTACTTTCCTTTAGCGTATGCCATTCATTAACTCCAGGTGTATTTGCCACCTTTTGTAGCTGCACCCATTCCTAAAGCAGTTCCAGTTTCTTGTCCTTTGGATATAGAAATCTCTTGTGCTTTACCTTTTGCAGGTGCAACACCTTTAGTGGTTACAGCTCCTGCTTCTATAGGTGTTGGTATTGAAATTTGACCTCTTCCATAACTACCTCCACCTTTACTGCCTTTTCTTGTATTAGCAGTTTGTGAATTATATCTTGGGTTACTCATTAATCCTCCTTTTTACATGTGCAGTCACCACAATCACATCTGTCAACAGTGCATGAACCATCAACAATACAATGGCATGTGTGACCACATATTTCACATTTTGGCATATTACCTCCTATGGTATATACGCTTGCGCTGGTTTAACTCTAAACGAGACTCGTTCTCGGTTAGCGTCAGCGGTTCTCTCAAATTCTTCATCGTATACCGCCTTAAGTCCCGCAGATAATTGCGGTGCTCTTTTTATTGAAATATAATAAGCTAATCCTGAAACTAAACAAGGAAGAAAATAAAAAGGCACATCTGCTTCGTTCGTATATGCACCTGCATCTTGTATTCTGTTTAAGAAAAAATACTTAAAAATGTAAGCTTTATCTGGATTAGGGTACAAAAACAAAGTCATAGGATATTCTGGTCTACCACTATTACTAGATCCATTTGTTGTAACTTGTCCATTTATTAAACAAAATTGTGTAGGTCTAGCATCGCCAGATGATTCTTCCTGTTTTTTTGTTAAATTCATATATTCTGTCCTAGATATTTTTGTAATAGAAACATCTGTGGTGTTTTCATCACCTTCAAAATTAGCAGTTGCGCCAGCTGTTGTTGTAACTGTAGCATCTATAATATCAATAAGATTTTGATTTAACTGATAAAAATTTGTGCCAGGTGTCATTACCTGTGTAGCATAATCTATAGTCCATAAATTAAGACCACGATTAGCCCAATCAGAAAATATTAGATTCATAGATCTTCTAGCAGTTTTTAAATCGTAACCACTACGAACCTCTAAACCACATCTTTCAAATGCTTCTTCAATGATCTCTTCTATTGAGAGATTAAATGTTCTAGTGCCTGAGTAAGCCATTAAGACTCCTAAGTATAATCTTTAATTAGTTCTAGTACTAGAGTCGCTGTATCGTCGTTTGTTACCGAAGAAAAGTTAACTTTTATACTACCAGTAAATCCAGACGATCTAGGATTTTTTAATCCACCAATTGTGCTCCAATCTTGATCATCAGCAAAGTTACAAGTCAACGCTAAATCATCAGAAGTTGCTTCGTAAAACAATTTTAATGGTTTAGTTGTTGCTGAATTGTTAACTGACCACCAAGCTTTATTGATTGTAAGTGCCTTGGCTTGTTGACCTTTACTGTTAAGAGCGCATTTTGCTGCGTCTGTTACATCTATTTCGTAGTTTTCTGCGGTAGTGCTTGCGATAGTAAAGTTAAAACTGTAGATTAATTTTCTTTCACCATCAAATAATTTTTTTACAACTTGTGTCATAATTAATTCCCCTTGTACAAGGGTGGGGCCATTACTCCCCACCCACGGTTATATTGTTTAACTATAGCTTACGTTTCTATCCTGCGCAGCCATAATGTAGTCAATTGTAGTGACCTTCTGTCCAGTAGCATCACCTGAAACACTCATAGCCATCACTTTCATGTTAGCTGTTGGAATGTTTGTAGTTGATTGACCAACTTTGTTTCTGTTAATGAAAAATTCAACTTTGTTTAAATTGTCGCCTTTTGTAGCAACAAGTCCTAAAGTTACATAAGTATCGTTTTCCATTGTTGATTTTGTAGTGTCAGCAAAAGTTACTAAAGTCTGTGTTCCAGTAGCTTCAGTAGTTCCTTTTACAATAGCACTGCCGTCAACTTTTACAAATCCAATAACGTTTGCTGATAGTAAAGCGTTTTCTGGGTTTGTAGCAAATGTTTCTGTAAAACCAACTAAAAAGTCAGTTTGAGTAGCATCTGATATTTTTACTCTAGTTTCAAAATATAATTTTTTACCAGTTGATGTAGGTAGTGCAAAAGATTCTTGTTTTGCCTGTATTGATGCACCATCGTTATCAGTAGTATTTGCTGAAGTTAAATTTACTTCACCAGATAAAGAATCCGCAACAACTGCTGCGCTTGCTCCTGAATCTTTTACGATAGTCCAATTGTGTGTTGCGTCTAAAGCACCCTGATTAAAATCATCCATATAGGTGAATTGATCAGGCCACATAGACATTTTTAAATTTTCAAATGCAGATGCATTTGAGAATAGTACTGGGCCTTTAAAATGTGTAGCCATGTTATACTCCTTTGCCTGTATAGGGCTTTCGTTACCTCGTCACTATACTGTACTGCCTAGTCAGCCTCGGTAACTGTTTACTAGGTAAAGTGGGCGAACTAATTTCGCCCACTTTTAAAAGTTTACGCTCCTGGTGATCCGAAGATACCTCTCCAGTCAGAGAACCCAAATGAGTATCTCTCTCTAGCTTTGTATCTAACGTTTCCAGTATCGAAGTCGCCTTCCATTGCAGTTCTGATTGGTGCTCTTACAAAATGTTTCAAGCCGTTTGGTGAATCAGTTTTAATGAAAAACGCGTCAGTGTCAGTTAGGAAGTTGTTTACCACATAACCTTGTGGAACCATTCCCATGTTTCTAACTGCGTTTAAGTCATTGTCAGCTGTACCAACTCTGCCAGCAGATTTTAATAGTCTTTCTGCAACAAATTGAAGTTGAAGTGGAATGATCATTTTCGTTCCTTGAAGAGCAATTTTCATTCCTCTTTCGTCCTTCATATCAGCAATATCAATTAACATCTGCTCAAGCGAAGTTTCGTTTAAGTCAGCTGCAGTCGATAGCTCATTCTTTTGATCTCCACTTAGCGTTGGGTGGTCAGTAGCAAAAAGCTCTTTACCATCTCCACCGGCAAAGCTAGCATTGAAACCATTGTTCAATATAGCAGCTGCCTTGATTTGCTTCGTGTTAGCCATAGAACGTGCTAACGCTTTTGTATATCTAGTGCTGATTTTGTCATAGAGGTTATCCTCTACAGCTTCTTCAGTTAGTGAGAAAGCTAAAGCAACAGTCTCGTGAGTGTACCTTGCAGTGAAAGTTTCTTGAGCGTCTTCGTATACAATACCTTGACCCTCAGGTTTTACAGCTGCATTGGCAAACCCACCAAGCATTACTTCTTCTTCAAAAGCACGATCAGAACTTTCCTCATCGAAAATTTCTGTGTGCTGGTTTTCGTATCGGTCATACTCTAACCCAAACAATGCGTTTAAGCCTGGTTCGAGTTCTTTGACCAATTGCATTCTTGAAATTACCATTGTTCAATATCTCCTAGGTTTATACGCCTGCCCCGTTATTATAGTAAAGGTGCTCGTTAAACTTAACAATAAAGTTAGCGTTTGCAGAAGCAATATCACTATTTTCCGGGTCTTCTGAAATTCGGATTATTCTAAGTTGCGCAGTTCCGCCAGCAGCAGAACCAAGCGTGTTTCTAGATTGTCCATCAACAGTAGAACCTGTGCCAGCTACGTGATCAGCGTTGTCGCCGATAGCAGTTTGGCCTAAAGTTCCATTGTCTTGAATTTCGAAAAGCATGTTTGGATCATCATAGACAAATGCCTCAATATCACCGCTGGATGGTGTAATACTACCAGGGTAATAATTTGAGAACGTTGGCTTTTTAGTAGTAGGATCATTATAGAAACAACCGTTGAAAACACCAACGTTAGCAACATCAGTAACAGAACTTAATTGTATTGTTCCTGCAGCAACTAACTTTACGATATCGCCTTTAAAAATTGCAGTGCCGTAGCCATCAGCAATTTTGTACTTTGACGTACCTTGTGTCATCGGAGCGCTTCCTAATCTACCCACTGGTCTCATGCCAAATGGCGCATTATTATTAGCCATGATTATCTCCTTACATAAATTGTTATAACACACTCACCCTGAGTGTGTTAATTTTGTGTAACTATGTGTTAAAAACTTATTAGGTTTTTTTGCCACCAAATGTTACGCGAGAACTTCTCTCTTTCGAGATAGGCATGCTAGGATGTTGATCTTTAAGAGGATCGTTTGCAATCGCTTCGTCTTTATCTTGCGTTTGTTTTGCAAAATATTCGTTACGTTGCGCAACAATCTCATTAGGGATTCTTGCTAGCATCAAACCTCCAACAGCTATAACACCTTCGTATCTACCTGAATCAATTGCGGGCCATTCCATATCAGGAAACTCATCAGCTCTGACAAATTCCCATCCTTCTCGTAGTTTAGCGGACACATTTTTTTGGTCCATCTGTCCTACTGACTCAGCCCTTATCCAACGGTGTTTAAAACCATTTGGTGCAGGTGGTGCATCTAGTTGTGACGGTGGAGCCCATACCTTAGGTCGCTCTCTCTTCGACCTATTTTCAGACTCGCGTGACGGTAGTTTATTTTTTGTATTTGTATTCATATGCCTACTCCTTCACGTACTTCGCATATTCGCTTAGTGGCACACCTAATTTTTTTGCTATGGCTACCTGTGATGGTGTGAGTCTCACAGTACCTTTACGCGCCTTCACTGGTGCACCTCTATTTGCAGAGGCAACAGTTTGTGTTGGCGAAACCTGTTGTTGTTCAAACTTATGAGGAAATGTTTCCCTCATCCTTTTGTCTATTTCACTATAGTACATATCGGACTGCGGGTCAAATCCTTCTTCCATCAGTTTACGATGAATTGAGAAAGAAGTCAAGGTCATTGGTTCATCTGTACCAAACCACTCGTTCTTTTGCGCCCAATCTTCAGCTTTTGGATCTGGAGGTGGTGGAGGCATTTGAGGAGCAGAATATTGTTGTGGTTGTGCAACCGGTTGTTCTCCTGCCTGTTCTTGCTCTTTTTTAATTCTTTCTTTTTTACTAAGAGTTTCTCTTACTCTTTCAGCTTCAACAGAAAGTCTAGCTAAATCTTGATTTGCAGCTACTTGTTCATCAACATTACCAGTTTCAACAGCTGATCTTAATCTTCTTTTAGCTTCTTCAGTTTCTGTTTTAACTCTATTTTCATATTGTTGTACATAACCATCATCCAAAGATTGCGCTTTTGTACGTAAATCTTGGTTTTCTGTTTTAATACCTTGAGCATATTGAATTGCTGCTTGTTCTCTTCTTTCTGCTTCTCTTAGTTTTTTTGTTAATTTATCAATCCTGGATTGAACTTTTTTACCATATTCATCCATTTCGGCGGTTGATGCAGTTTCATCTTCCGGAGGTGTTTCTACTTTTACCTCTGGTTCTACTGCTTCTCCCTCAACGTCAGGATTAATAGTCTTCGTTGTATCAGTGGGAAGTTCAACATCTACAGATGGACCATCTGATGGTAAGTCTACCATCTTGGCCTCTGCTTCTGCTTGCGGCTCCACTTTAGTTTGCGCTTCTGCAGGCATACTTTACTCCTGTTTATTTATATTGCAAGATATCCTCTGGGTCTTTTACCACAGCAATTACCTCGTCCTCGTTAAGTATTCTCACTTCTCCACCTTCTATCCCAAACCTAGACCCAGCGTAACGACCAAATATAATCCAATCATTTACTTTACACCAAGGTCCATTTGGAAATCTTTGTTTATCTGTATAACAATCTGGTCCTTGTTTCAGAACCAAACCTGTGACTGTCGTAAAGCCACGTTCTTCCATGTGTTGATCTGTTAATATTACCCCACCCTTTGTTTTACCTTGTCCTTTGTATGGTAAAACCAATAAACGCCAACCTGTAGGTTCTGGTAAACGCTCTAAAACTTTTTCTGTGGGTAAATGTTCTATGTTGTCAGTAGCTTCTGCTTGTAATTTTGCTAAAAATCTATTTTCTTTTTCTTCTGCTACTTTATTGTTTTCATCAGCTTCAACTGATAAATCTTTTTCTTCTAACGCAAATATACGTTTAGGTAGTTCTTTCTCCGTCATCTGTTTCCTCATCTTTCTGCAGGTCTTGTACTTCCTGTTCTATTATTGCATAGGCTTTATTTTCACCTATGGTTTTGTTGTACTCATCCCAACTGGGTAATCCAGCTGCTATGATTTCTTTCAACTCTTCTTTGCGCGCTCTAATCTTTTTTAAGATTAGATATATCGCGGTTTCTTCTCGCATTAAAAAAATCTATATACTAACAATTCCACTTACGCAATGATTTATTTATTCTAGAATTAGGATCTTTAGCTGTCTTTGCACTTGTTCTTCTCTTCTTCATGCCCTCCATACGTGCACAAAAAGATTTACGGCGATTTGCAGCTTTGGAACCTTTCTTTAGTTTTGACGGTTTAGTTGTTACAGCAGTCTTTAATTTAGAACCAGGATTAGCTGCACGATAAGATGCAACACCTTTTTTGTTTAATCCACCTGATTTGCTTTTTCCTTCTTTTCTTTGCCACGCTGGTGTTTTAGCCATTTTTCTTTTTACCCTTTTTTGTAAACGTTGCTACGTTTGTGGGTTTACCACCTGGGTTACCAGCAGCTCTTTTTCTTGACACTGCAGATCTTTTTTGACCTTTGCTCATTGCTCTTGCTTTTGCTAGTGGCACACATTTAGGATAACCTTTTCTTTTTTCACCTTTTTTTCTACCACAAGGTTTATAGCCACCTTTGCCGTCTGGTGCACCTATGTCCACCCATTTTTCAGCAACCCAAGCTCTTAAACCTTTCTTGGCCATTATCCAGTGTAAAGTTTAGTTTTTTTCCTTTTGCCTTCTTCTACAGCACCGCAAGCGGCTGACACTATGTTTTTAGGTGATCCACCTTTTCCAAGCATTACTCTTCTTTGAGAAGATATTGCTTTTCTTGCTTGAGAAACACCATTAGATGTCATTGGTCCTCCTCCAGCTTTTTTCTTTTTCTTGCCACCAGGAGTAACCTTACCAGAACACACAGCACTAGCGTACATGTTAGCGTATGCACTTGGATACACTTTAAATTTACGTTTTGCTGCAGCCTTACCTCTAGGACATAATTTACCCATTATCTTACTCTTCCTCCTCTTCTTTTAGTCATTCTACCTTGAGTTCCACCTTTTTTTATACTTTTTTGAGCTGGTCCACTTTTTTTATTTTGTTTTGCCATCGCTTTTTCAATTGCTGTTTGTCTTTTTTTCTCGTAACTAGACATTTTACCGTCTTTGTTTAAATCACCTAATCGTGAACCTGCAGGTCCACCCAGCTCTTTTTTAATTCTATCTTTACCTTTTTTTGCAAGACCACCTGCTATTCCTTTTCTAAGATCATCTTTGAGTGTTCTTTTCTTCGTAGAACCATTTGTGTGTGGACTTGGTGATTTTTTAGTTGCTTTTTTTGGATTATCCATTGCAAATCTCATAGCAGCTGACGCTTTACTTCTTGGATCTTGATGTGGACTTAATTTCTTTTTCGCGTCTCGCACGTCTTTTACGATAGTTCTAACTTGTTTCATGGCTCCTGGTAATTTTGGCATATATGTCTCCTATTTTTTCTTAAACAATGACATAGCCGCAGGACCAGCTTTAACCCCAAAGCTAACTGAGCATGCCAAATATAATAAATGTTTATAATAATCTGGTAAAGAATGCAAGGCTTCAAAGCCTGCTTTTATATGTGGTGTCCAACCAGGCACGAAGACTGCTACGGCTGGCGTAAGTAGGCAAATTAAAATTAGCTCATCTTTCCAGCTTCCTTTCATTTGATCTACAGCTGCAGCTTCCCATTTAATTTTACCTGCTGCTATATCTTCTTGTTTTTTCTTTTCTGCTTTTATCTTTGCAATCTTGACTTCACCGTTTAATTTCTTAGTCTCTACGAAACCCTTGATTCCATCGACGGCAACACCTAATAGAGGTTTAGCTAATAACTGCCACATTATGCCCCCATTGTTGGAATGGCACTTTTCATCATGTCTTCCGCTTCTTGCATTTGTTGCATTGCTTCAGCTTGAGCTTGTTGTGCAGCTGCTCGTTGTTGACGGATGATAGCCACCTCCTGGTCACTCTTTAAAATTTTTGCTGGCACACCCAAAACATCTGTGATGTGTTTCACAAATTTATCTGGATCAATGTAATCAAACACTGGTGCTAGCTGTGATAGAGGAGATAGTATTTCCAAAGCACGAACCGCAGCTGTGATATCACCACCTCGTTGTGACCGTGCAAGCGGAGAGGTGTACTCAATATCAATGTCTTTGCCTTGTAAACTTTCTGGTGGAATAGGGAACATATTCATACGCAGCATAATATTAAAGCATCTGTTGATGAGAGGCTGCAACATTTCACTTTGTAATCTTCCTAACACTGGAGCTAACATTCTCATCTTCTCTTCGTTACGCTGCAAGACTTCTGTTGCAGTCATGTTAACTCTTTGTGCTAATAGTAATTGATCTACATAAAATGCTTTTCTAATAGCATCTCTTCGTTGATCTTCATACTGAACTCCCAGTCCAATATTAGGATTTGTATTTAATGGTTCAATACGATCCCTGGAACCTGAACGATAAAAATTAAGACCACCAGGTACAGTTCGTATTGGTAGCATGAAACCATCATCAGGTACTAGTAAAGGAGGATCAATTGTCTTCTGGGCTGCTTTGATAATGGTTTCTGACATCTTGTTAATCATTTTGATGTCTGCTAGTGCTACCATCGCTGGTGATCTTCCATAGGTTTCTACAGAAGATTTTAAAAATCTTGGAACCACATAAGGAAACTCATCATATCCACCTTCACCTAACAGCTCTGTTGTTTCAGGATCACAATAAATGGATGCAAATGGTTTGTTGATGCTATCAATTTTTGATGGATCAAATTCTTCCCTGGGTAATACAATGTGAAGTAACTCAACTTCATCGTATGGATTTTTTTCATTTAATTTATTTATTTTAGGAGAGATATCTCCAAACATTTTTACAGCAGCTCTTGCTGTCATTTTAAATTTTCTATAAACGGTATCGACTCTACCAAACTCATTTTCTTGAATATAGATTTCTGAAATATGCCTGGTTGAAAAACGCAAACCCATTTCTTCGTCTTTTTCAATCATCATGCTGCCAGTACCAAATGTGATTAAGTCAGCGTATAACTCGTGAACTTCTTGCTGAAAGTTTGATCTATTTAATACAATATACATCTGGTTAGTTGCTTCTTCTAACCACTCCATTGCTGCATCGTCTGTATTGAACGGAGTTTCTTTGTATCTCATCATAAACCAGGGTGAAGCTGCGTTGGTTAACATACCGTGTAGTGATGATGCTAATAACTCTGCTGCATTGATTGCAGTTGAGTCAAATATTTTTTCTGTTCTTTTATCACCTCTGGCACGCTTTGTTGTAACATCAGCTCTTCTAGGTAATACATAGTCTGCAATTT